ATCGCAGCTGATACTTTTCCTAATGCAGTTAATCCTTTGATATAGGTTTCACAACCTAAAAAATCAGCTTTAGCCCACGTTTTCAAGCTTTCGCCCTGTGTAGCGTTTACTTTTTTCTCAGTAATTGCGCCATTAATCAAAGTATCTACTTTGGCTGTAGTATCTGCAGTTTCTTTGGCAGCCTTTTCGGCTTTCAATCCAGCAACTTCCTCAGCCGCCAATTTATTGGCTTGAATCTTTGCTTTGATTGTTTCTTCAGAAGCATCTTCTGGTAGCCCTAAGGATAGAGCAATGATCTTTTGATCCATAATTTTTAAAGGTTTTGTGTGATTTGTAATTCTTGGAATTGTCGGAGAGCCACAAGCCTGAAACAATGCTTTGGTTTCCTTTGTAATAGGAGCTTTTTGAGTTACTCCCGAAATGAATTTTTGTGCTACAGCTTCTTTGGCAGAAAGCCAAACATCGCCTTTTGACCAATTAGCCTCAATAACATCTACAGAAATACCAGTTTTAGCAGAATATGCTTCTTTATATTGAATAGACATATTTTGAAGCAACTTTAAACCAGATGCAATAGCATCCTCATTTCCGCTTAAGCGTCCAGATGGTTTATGATACATATATTGTCCGTTTTCGGCTTGGATGCATTCATCTAATGAAGAGGCAATCTTTGTATATGCTGATGCAAGCAATGCTCCCGCCGTTCCTTTTTTAGAACCCGGAAAGCGTTGTATTTGGTTTTCAATTTCAGCAGCTTGAAAAACATCACCACCTGGACCATTAAGATATACTTCCACATCTTGTATGCCCTGCGCTAAAAACTCATCTATTTTTCTGGTAATTTCTTCAGCAGAATTATTCCACTCATAAATCAATCCTGTAATCCTTAGATAAGCCGTATTGTCTTTTGCTTCCGCCGTAATTACCAATGGGTAATCATGCGCTAAGGCGGAAAATGTGGCGGCCGTTAATCCAGTTCCACCAGCACCAATGATACATATATGTTTATAGGCGTTTTTCATTTAGATTTTTACTGTTTTCATAATGCGTTTTGAATTATTGTGATGACAAAATTTGAATTATTTCGGGGGCAAAAAAAATCATAAATCCATCTTAAGGAGTGCATTCCTGTTGGTGCGGTTTGTATTCCTAACCTTAGAAATTCAACAATGTTGAATCAGTAATGATTGTGCAATTTTGTGATAGAAAAAGCACATCAATGGCAAAAATTAGAGAGCAAAAGCTCGCAGAGGATTTATACATCAAAGGCAAAAAAACAGCCAAAGAGATTGCCCATTTAGTTGGAGTGACCGAAAAGACTATTGGCGATTGGATAGAAAAATTCAAGTGGAAAGAACGCAGAAACGCCTTGTTAGGTTCACAACAAAATGGCTTGAATAATATCAATAGCTTAATTGATGCCTATTCCGAAAAGTTAATCGAAATGGAAAACGATCCAGACGCTACACAAGACCAAAAAACTAAGCTTGTAGATGCACTGGCCAAACTCAACAAAACCAAAGATGGCTTTGAAAAAGAGCATCGCATTCCTTATAACACCTATATTAATGTGATGGATTTAATTATGAGTGATATGATTACCAAAATTGACCCAAAACACCATTTGGCATTGTTAGAATTCTTTGAAAACCATACGAACGAATTAGCCCTTAAATACTAATTAAATTATGTTTAAACTCATTTTAAATTTATTGCTCAATAGAGCATCTGCGAAAGAATGGCAACTACAAATTGGCGCACATCTTTTGAAAAAAGGTTGTGGATTTCACATCGGACAAATTATTAAAGAAAAAAGACTGTACGGAAAACGGTATCGCGTAAAAGTGATAACTGGTCTTTTTTATGACTTTAATACAAACAAAATCAATCATACAGCCGAAAACAAAGTTTTAGACGCAGATTAATGAAAACAGCTGACAAACAAGCAAAGGAGAGGATACTCGCGAAAATAAAATTAATTCGAGCGTCCGACGGAAAAGGTAACCCAAACGAAAGCAAAGAGGAAAGAAAACAAGCAATTGAACGTGCTAAAAAAGATTTTCCTTTTATGGTTCAAAGGTACTTTCCACACTATGCTACGTTTGAAACTCCCGATTTTCACATAGAATATGCCAAAATGGTCAAGAAAGATAAAAACTTTCGAGGCTTTTGCGAATGGGGTCGTGGATTGGCTAAATCTGTTGTTTGCAATACACTATTACCGTTTTGGCTCTGGCTCAATGATGAAAAAGTGTATATGGTTATCATTGGAACTAACCAAAACAAAGCCATTCAACTGTTAGAAGATTTAAGGCTTGAATTCGAGAATAACACTCAAATCATTGCCGATTTTGGTGAACAAAAAAAGTTTGGCGGTTGGGATGAAAAACTATGGCAGACAAAAGATGGTAGATTTATTGGCCAAGGTTTAGGTGCAGGTCAAAACTGTAGAGGTTTAAGAGTAGGTCCTTTGAGACCTAATTATATAAATGTTGATGATCTTGAAAGCAAGGAAACCATTAGCAATGAAAAAAACCAAGATACCCTTGTAACATGGATTGAAAGATCATTGATTCCTACAATGGACGGTGACACACGAAGATTTATGCAAGCCAACAATGCTTTTGCACCTATAATGATTCAAAAGAAGTTACAAGTGAGGCACCCAAAATGGAAAGTACACCATATTAAAGCGTATGATCCTATTACTTATAAGCCACGTTGGTATCAAAAATATGGTAAGAACTACTATAAAGAGATTGAAGACGATGACATATTAGCGGCACAATCGGAATACAATCAAGAACCACATACAGAGGGTAAATATTGGAAAAATGAAGACATACAATGGACTAATTTACCAAGAATAGATCACTTCGAATGTATTGTTGGTCATTGGGATATTGCTTATGCAGGAACGCCAAAAGCGGATTATAATGCCATTCGTATTTGGGGACTTAAAGACAAACAATTTTATTACATAACTGGATTTGTAAAGAAAACAAAAATGAAACCTGCCGTGGAATTTATGGCAGATTATCAAAAGTGGTTGCCCGAAGGTGTGAAAATACTATGGCGTTTTGAGTCACAGTTTTGGAATGATGCCGTAAAAGATGTCATTGAAAATGTAGAGGAGGAAAAAAGCATTGATTTAAGACTAACACAGGTTTATATTCCCAAGGGAGTATCAAAAGCCAGTCGTATTATTTCACAGTATAGTTTTTACCAAAACAACCGAGTGTGGTATAATGAAAAAATGAAATCGCATAACGACACGATTGTCGGTAACGCTTTACTATTGGGTATTGAACCCGGTTACAGCGGTCACGATGATGCACCGGATGCTGATGAGCAATGTATCACATTTTTATCAAAATGGATTCCACCAAAGCCAGCTAGCAGACCAATGGCAGGAAGAGTAGAACGCAAACACGTATATTAAATGGCACTATCATTTTTAACAAACAACGATTTAATGACTCAACTTTTTGAGACCTATCTTGATGATAGTGTACAAGAAGATTTGGTCGCATTAGACACTATAGAGTTACAGCAAATTGCTTTTATAAAAAGTAAAATCCGAAGCCGTTTTAATACTGCTGTGGTCTTTTCCGTAGCTGATTATGAAGATAAACCCATAATCAAACAAGTATTAACCTCTTTGGTTAACTACTTTGTAGTCAAAAGAAATGCACCTCGAAAAATCCCAACAGATTTTAAAGACAACTACAATTGGGCTATAAAATGGCTCAATGATGTGAGAGATGGAATCGAAAGCCCGGAGCTTCCATTGAAAGCAGTGGAACGCAAAGCAGTATTATGGGGAAATAATAAAAATGAAGATTTATATTTATAAATATGGCACAAGGAGCAAAAGTAGGCAAGACCTACGACAATAGACCATCCAATATTATTTTGCCAAAGAGCAAGTCACTGCAAGTTCAAACCTTAAAAAAATGGAAGGATGCTCTGACATTGGCACAGCTTGCCGAAAACCCAAATCGTAAGCCTTTACTAGACTTATACGAAAGCATTTTATTGGACAGCCATTTAGCCAGTGTGATAGAAAGTCGTACTTTAAAAATAAAGCAATCTCGTTTCAAATTGGTAGATGCTTCGGGTAAAACAAATCCTGAAGTAAACAAACTTTTTGAACTTCCTTGGTTCAACTCGTTTATTTACCACGCTATTACAGCTAAATTTAAAGGAACAACCGTTGTAGAGCTTTGGGACTTAAATCCCGAAACTATGGGGCTTGAAAACGTTAACGCTATCGAGCAAGAAAACGTTTTGCCACTCAAAGGATTAATTGTAAAAGAAAACGGAGACGAAAAAGGATATTCATACAAAGAAGATCCGTTAAAGCCGTATTACATCCAAATAGGTAAAAACAAGGATTTAGGTATCCTTAAAGACGTTGCACCCGATGCTTTAGCCAAGAAATTTGCACTTGCAGCTTGGAATGAATATATCGAAAAATATGGCATTCCACCACGTTGGGTAACAACTGATAGTTATAGCGAAGGTCGTGAGAATGAACTTGCTGATATGATGGCCAATATGGTGAGTAACCATTGGGCTGTATTGAAGGGCAATGAAAAAATCGAAGTAATGAACTCGACAGGATCTAGTTCTTATGAGATATTTGACAAGCATATTGAGCGACGTAACTCTGAAATGACTAAAAGAATACTTGGTCAAGATGGCACAACGGATGCAGGAGCTACTGGAACTTACGGAAGTTTAAAAGTAATGCAAGACGTTTCTCAAGACCGTCACGACTCCGACAAAACGGATATTAAGGATTTAATTAATTCGGAACTACTTTGGCGTTTGCAATTGATTAGTCCGATTTACGGCGTGATTAAAAACTATACTTTTGATTGGGACGAGTCAAAAGAAATGACTCCAACTGAGGTTGTAGATGCTGCCGTAAAATTAGCTAATGCAGGTTTTGAAGTTGATACGAAGTTTATCAGTGATAAAACAGGCATTCCAATTATTGGGTTAAAACAAGACGCTTTGCCAGTTCCTCCAGTTAATCCTGGTACTCAAAAAAAAAAGTCTCAAAAGTTGAATCCCGTAGCTTTTTACAGAACGAAATTATAGCCTTTTACAATCATAAATGTCATCACGAACATGATACATTTGAAGCTGTTGAACTAACTAATTATACTAAACTAATTGAGAAAGTTGCCAAACAGCTGCACGATGGAACATTAAAACCTTCTGACTTGAATAGTGATTTATTGACCACAATTTTAGGCGATGTAAAAGGAGCTTTGGCAGACGGGTACGGCAAAAGCTTTGTTGATTACACTACAAATGCAAAGAGCAAATTACAATTAAACCAAAATTTGTATCGTTTTTCAGGTGCAAAGACATATCAAGAATTGGCGAAAATGAATTACTTTT